TCTGCGTCTTAAGTCATCTGCACTTCAGGCAGTTATGTTACTGAGATCTCTACAGGCAGTAACGAACGATAACACGAATGTATATTGGAGACTTTTTGAGAATGCAACTTTGACTGGTGCGAGTTGGGCAGATCATCCAGACTCAAACTCCTTTATGCAATATGATACTACAGCAACTGCACTCACTGGAGGACAAGCACTTCTTTCAGGATTTACGATTTCTGGTGGTGCCTCTCTGGTTAATGTTGATGATAAAGCAGCACTTCAAATTGGTAGAAGTGGTATTGGTACAATTAGCGATACTTATACTCTTGCTTGTGCTGCTCCCAACACCAACAAAAAAGCACTCGCAGTACTTAACTGGATTGAACAAAGGTAATTTTTATGACTGATAATGTATATCTTGGTAATCCAAATTTAAAAAAAGCAAATACCGCAATTGAGTTTACTCAAGAGCAAATTCTTGAGTTTATGAGATGTAAAGATGATCCTGTTTATTTTGCCAACAATTATGTAAAGATTGTTTCTCTTGATGAAGGTCTTACTCAGTTTCATCCATATCACTTTCAAGAAAGGTTAATTAACAACTTCCATGAAAACAGATTTAATATCTGCAAGATGCCTCGTCAGACAGGCAAATCTACAACTGTCGTATCTTATCTGCTCCACTATGCAGTTTTTAACGATAGTGTTAATATTGGCATCCTCGCTAACAAGGCAGCAACAGCAAGAGAACTTCTGAGTAGGTTACAAACTGCATACGAAAACCTGCCAAAGTGGATGCAACAAGGTATCATATCATGGAACAAAGGTAGTCTGGAGTTAGAAAATGGCAGTAAGATATTGGCAGCTTCTACGTCTGCAAGTGCTGTCAGAGGTATGTCATTTAACATCCTCTTTCTCGACGAGTTCGCGTTCGTCCCGAATCACGTTGCTGACTCGTTCTTTGCCTCTGTGTATCCTACTATTACTTCTGGTAAAAACACAAAAGTAATTATTGTATCCACACCACACGGTATGAATCACTTCTACCGTATGTGGCATGATGCTGAGAAGAAAAAGAATGAATATGTGCCAACTGACGTTCACTGGTCGGAAGTTCCTGGTAGAGATGCTAAATGGAAAGAGACTACTATTGCCAACACTTCTGAGCAGCAGTTTAAGGTTGAGTTTGAGTGTGAGTTCTTAGGATCGGTTGATACTCTAATTGCACCAAGCAAACTTAGAACACTGATATATGATAATCCAATTCAAAGAAATGCTGGTTTGGATGTTTATGAACCGTCTAAAGATGATCATGATTATGTAATGACAGTTGATGTGGCAAGAGGAGTTGGAGAAGACTACTCTGCGTTTGTTGTTGTTGATATCACTGAGTTTCCTCATAGAGTCGTTGCCAAATATAGAAACAATGATATCAAACCGATGCTATTTCCAAACATCATATATGAAGTAGCAAAAAATTATAATAGTGCATACATTTTATGTGAAGTAAATGATATTGGAGATCAAGTAGCAAGCATCATTCAATATGATCTTGAATATCAAAATCTATTGATGTGTTCTATGCGTGGTAGAGCAGGGCAGATTGTTGGTCAAGGATTCTCTGGCAAGAAAACACAACTGGGTGTTAAGATGTCCAAGACCGTAAAGAAAGTTGGATCACTTAATCTTAAGACACTCATTGAAGAAGATAAGTTAATCTTCAATGATTATGAAATTATATCAGAATTAACTACCTTCATCTCAAAACACAATTCATTTGAGGCAGAAGAAGGATGTAACGATGACCTTGCAATGTGTCTTGTCATTTATGCATGGTTGGTCCAAATGGACTACTTCAAAGAGTTGACTGATCAAGATGTTAGGAAAAGATTATATGAAGAACAAAAAAACCAAATTGAACAGGATATGGCACCATTTGGATTTATGGATGATGGTTTAGGTGCGGATAGTTTTACTGATAGTGATGGTGATAGATGGTTTAATGCAGATGAATATGGTGATCGATCCTTTATGTGGGAGTACTTGTCATAATGGATGAAGATCAACCAATCAAGTTGGATATTTCATTATGCTTTCAAATTGAGGACGTTAAAATGCAATATGCTGCAATGGAAAAATATATGGAAGGAATGGATAAAGTAAGTTGGGAATATAGACATGCAGACAAAATTAAAACAGAGTTATATAGAGTAATAGCACATCACAAATTTCATCACGAAAAAGAATCTGAATAGTATGGACTTAGATGGTCAGATTAAACTTGGTCACCTTCTTCTACAAGATAGAAAATGCAGAACATGTGGAGAGATAAAAAACCTTGTAGAAAGTTTTTATAGAACTCGCAAAGATAGGGGTCCAGTTGCATCTTCGTATTCATATGAATGTAAGGAATGTACTATACAAAGAGTTGTCTGTAGTAGAATAACAAGCACTATATTTGACAGGTGGGAATATCCAGACTGGTAGTTCACGTCACGTTTCCCCTGCGAAAAGTGTCCTTTTAATAAATATTTTCAGATAAACTGAGATCACGGAGAATCAAAACATGGCGACTCCTCAATTATCTCCAGGCATATTGGTCAGGGAGGTTGATTTAACTGTAGGGAGAGCTGATAATGTCTTAGATAATATCGGTGCGATTGCTGGACCCTTCAAAATCGGACCCGTTGATGACCCAATTGATATTACTACAGAGCAAGAACTTATCAATACTTTTGGTAAGCCTCTGTCAACCGATGCTCAGTATGAGTACTGGATGAGTGCTTCATCTTTCTTGTCTTATGGAGGAATCCTGAAGGTTGTAAGAACAGACGATGCCCAACTCAACAATGCAAATGCTGGTGTTGGAATCGGATCAACTACTTCTCTGAAGATCACCAATTATGATGATTACGTAGGTTTCCATACCTCTGATACTTCATTCACTTATGCTGCCAAGAACCCCGGAACTTGGGGAAATGGACTTAAGGTTTGCACCATCGACGACTTTGCTGATCAAAGAGTTGGTGTTTCAACTACAAGTCTTTCTCAAGCAGGAGCAACCATTGGTTTTGGTGTTACTGCAGCACTCACTAATGCAGTTATTCCTGGTGCTGGATCTACTTCTGGATTCACTGGATACCTGAAGGGTATCATTGTTGGACTTAACACAGACTCAACAGGTGGAAACAGCACTGTAGACGTTAAGGTTGTAAGTCGTGTAGAAACAGTTGGTGGAGGATCCACAGAAACTGCTGTTACATACCAAGAAGGATCTACAACAAGAGCATTTGGTACTAGTGTTGCTTTACACTTTGTTAATAACTCTGGTGTTAATAGTGAAGGGATTTCTGGAACGGCATTCACTCCAGCAACATCAGTTGATTGGTATGATCAACAAACTCTTGGATTGTCCAACGCAACAACTTATTGGAAGTCTCTTGCCCCAAGACCTACCACTAACGTATATGTAAGTGATAGACAAGGTAAGAACGACGGTATCCACGTTGTAGTTGTTGATGATAACGGATCTATCACAGGAATCAAAGGAAATCTGATCGAGAAGCATACCAACCTGTCTAAGGCAGGAGATGCAATCTCTAATGTAAATGCTCCTCAGAGAATCTACTATAAAGATTACCTTGCAGATTTCTCAGATAATGTTTATACTGGATACAATCCATCTCAAGGTGCTGATACTCAGTGGAACACATCTCCAAGAGCAACTGGATTCTCTACTGACTTTACCGCAGTATCGACCGCAGATGGTCTGTGGGGACAAAATGCACAGGGCGTAACGTTCTCAGGACTTGGCAACAACACATACACTCTTGGTGGTGGTGTTGATTATTCGGCAGCAGGTGGAATGAAGGCAGATCTTTCTAGCCTGATTACTTCATACGGACTCTTTGCCAACAAAGATGAAATTGAAGTCGATTACTTGATCATGGGTCCTGGTTGCGACACAGAAGCAGAGTCGCAAGCAAAAGCAAACTATCTGATCTCCGTTGCTGAAGATAGAAAAGACTGTATGGCAGTCATTGGACCTCATAGAGCAAATCTGGTTAATATTACAAATACCACCACACAAACAGACAACCTGATTAACTACTTCAGTTCTCTGTCTTCTTCGTCTTATGCAACATTTGATAGTGGTTATAAGTACACTTATGACAGATTCAATAACGAGTTCCGTTACGTTCCAACGAATGCTGACGTTGCTGGTCTTATGACTCGCACCTCGATTGTTTCTTATCCTTGGTTCTCACCTGCTGGTCAACAGAGAGGTGTTGTCAACAATGCAATTAAACTTGCATATAATCCCAATAAGGCACAAAGAGATCGTCTCTATCCTGCAAGAGTCAATTCCTTCGTCACTACACCTGGCGTCGGAACTCTCCTCTTCGGTGATAAGACTGCACTCGGATATGCATCAGCATTCGATAGAATTAACGTTCGTCGTTTGTTCCTCACTATTGAGCAAGCACTGGAAAGAGCAGCACAAGCTCAACTCTTCGAACTCAACGATGAGTTAACCAGAGCAAACTTCAGAAACATCGTTGAACCATACCTCCGTGACATTCAGGCAAAGAGAGGTCTCTATGGATTCATGGTTGTTTGTGACAGCACAAACAATACTCCAGATGTTATTGATAATAATGAGTTTAGAGCAGACATCTTCCTGAAGCCTGCTAAGTCGATTAACTATGTAACACTTACCTTCGTTGCTACCCGCACTGGTGTTAGCTTTGAAGAGGTAGTTGGCAGAGTTTGATAGCATAATCTAAATAACAAAAGGAGGATTAAAAAATGCCACATTCCATCGAGAAAATCAAATCAACTCTGATTGGGGGCGGTGCCCGCCCCAATCTTTTCCAGGTAGACTTAACTTCTTTTCCTGGTTCTGGTGATGCATCTTATAGTTCTGATAACTTCTCAATTCTGTGTAAGGCAGCACAGTTACCTGCATCAAACGTAGCATCTATCGATGTTCCTTTTAGAGGAAGAATCTTTAAGGTTGCTGGTGATCGCACATTTGATACCTGGACCGTTACAGTCATCAACGATAACGATTTCGTTATCCGTACTGCAATGGAAGGCTGGATGCAACAAATTGCACAGTATGCTGATGGATCTGGTCTGCTCAACCCAGCAGATTATCAAGTTGATGCTGTTGTCAAACAGTTCAAGAGAATGCCATCCAACACAGGTGATGTAAGAGGTGAAGGTCTTGATACTGCCAAGAAATATAAGTTTTACGGTATTTTCCCAACTAATATTTCTGCTATCGATCTTTCATATGACACTGCAGACACCATTGAAGAATTCACAGTAGAATTCCAGGTTCAGTATTGGTCTCCAGATAGTTCAGCAGATTGATCTATAAATAGATCAGACTAAAGTTAACTTGTAATAATGTCAAAATTATTTGGGTTCTCAATAGAGGACACTGAACCACTCTCACCGACAGCGGTCTCCCCCGTTCCTCCTAACAATGAGGACGGGGCTGACCACTACATGAGTAGTGGTTTTTTTGGTTCATATGTAGACATAGAAGGTGTATATCGTACTGAGTTTGATCTCATTAAAAGATATCGTGAAATGGCACTTCACCCCGAAGCGGATAGTGCCATTGAAGATATTGTAAATGAAGCAATCGTTTCAGATTCAAACGATAGTCCCGTAGAGATTGAACTTTCCAATCTTAATGCCAGTGATGGTATCAAAAATAAAATTCGCAAAGAGTTTAAATATATTCTTGATCTTTTAGATTTTGACAAAAAGGCACACGAAATCTATCGTAACTGGTACATTGACGGACGTATCTATTACCATAAGATTATCGATTTGAAGAATCCTCAAGAGGGAATTCAAGAGTTGCGTTATATTGACGCAATGAAGATGCGTTATGTTAGACAGCAAAAGAAGAAACCGGGTGATAAAGGGGCATCTGCAGTATATAAACTAAAGAGTGATAATCCTATGGATTATGACTTCCCAGAAATCGAAGAATATTTCATTTATAATCCAAAGTCAGTTTATCCAACTGGCAACCCCATGCAAACTGGGGCATCACAAGGAATTAAAATTGCAAGAGATGCAATCACATATTGCACTTCTGGTCTTGTAGATAGAAATAAGGGATCAACTCTTTCATATCTTCACAAAGCAATCAAATCACTCAATCAACTTAGAATGATTGAGGACTCTCTTGTTATCTACAGATTGTCAAGAGCACCAGAACGTAGAATTTTCTATATTGATGTTGGCAATCTTCCTAAGGTAAAGGCAGAACAATATCTGCGTGATGTTATGATGCGTTATCGTAACAAACTTGTCTATGATGCAAACACTGGAGAGATCCGTGATGACAAAAAATACATGGCAATGCTTGAGGACTTCTGGCTCCCAAGAAGAGAAGGTGGAAGAGGAACAGAAATTACAACCCTTCCAGGTGGACAAAATCTTGGTGAAATCACTGATATTGAGTATTTTAAAAAGAAATTATACAGGTCCCTTAATGTTCCCCCATCAAGAATGGATGGAGAAGGTGGGTTTAACTTGGGGAGATCTTCTGAGATCCTGAGGGACGAACTTAAGTTCACCAAGTTTGTTGGTCGTTTGAGAAAGAGATTCTCCAACATGTTTAATGACATGCTGAAGACTCAACTTATTCTTAAAAATATCATTACTCCTGAAGATTGGGAAGTCATGAGTGAGCATATCCAATATGACTTCCTTTATGACAATCACTTCTCAGAACTCAAAGAAGCAGAACTTCTTAACGAAAGACTGACTCTTGCTCAAACTGCAGAACCATATATTGGTAAGTATTATTCTCAGGATTATGTAAGACGTAAGATTCTTCGTCAGACTGATATTGAGATTCTGGAGCAAGATAAGTTGATTGAGGATGAAATCAAAAAAGGTATTATTCCTGATCCAAATGCACCAGTTGATCCTGAAACTGGTATGCCTTTAGATGGTGCTTCAGGTATGGACTTGGGTGCTCCAATCATGGAACCAGAAATCGATGGATCAGCAGCAGAATCTCCAGAACTTCCCAAAGGTGGGGAGATATAAATACCTACAGTCGTATACTATACAATTAAATGGATGACCTTTTAGATATGATCATCGCTGATGAGTCACCATCTCAAATCAGTGACGCAATTAAAGATATTCTCTATGCAAAATCTGCTGAGAGAGTTGATGCATTTCGTCCTTTAGTATCAAATTCAATTTTTACTGGTGAAGATCAAATTGAATTTGAAACTGAAGAGGAAATTGACTGATGGTTTACATTCGCCACGATGTAAATAATAATCCAGTTTCACCACAGCCTGGATTTACAACGGTTACTGGTCTTGGCGGAACCACTGGTTGGTCTACTGTGACCTATGAAAATTTCAATACTGATTACATTGCATACACTTATAGCAGTGCTGCTGGAATCGGAACCAGAACACCATCAACATATCAACGTCATGATATAAACAATAATCCAGTTGGAGTTGGTTCATATCAAAGACATGGTATTAACAATAATCCTATAACAAGTCCATAACTATAAATAATAAATAAAGACCTGTTTTCACGATGAAACTAATCAGAGAAGAAATAGAATCAGTAGAGTTTCTTGTCGAACAAAAGAACGGCAAGAAATCAATGTATATTGAAGGAGTTTTCCTTCAAGGAAACATCAAAAACCGTAATGGTCGTATGTATCCTATGGAGACTCTTCGTCGTGAGGTTTCTCGTTATAATGAGAACCATGTTCTTGCAGGTAGAGCACTTGGTGAACTTGGTCACCCCGATGGTCCTACCGTCAACCTCGATAGAGTGTCTCATAAAATTGTATCTCTGAAAGAGAGTGGTTCTAACTTCATTGGTAAGGCAAAAATCCTCAACACACCAATGGGTAAGATTGCATCTTCTCTGATTGAAGAAGGTGTAAAACTCGGAGTTTCTTCTCGTGGTATTGGTTCATTAAAGATGACCCGTGAGGGTGTTAACATTGTCGGTGACGATTTTATGTTAGCAACTGCTGCTGATATTGTTGCCGATCCTTCTGCTCCTGATGCTTTCGTTGAAGGTATCATGGAAGGAAAAGAGTGGGTATGGGATGGTGGTATTCTTCGTGAAAAATATGCTGCAAAAACATACAAGCAGATCAATACTTTAGTTACTCAAAAACAACTTGATGAGCATAAGTTGAACTTATTCAACGATTTCTTATCTAATCTTTAATTTTATAAATAAATATAGTTTTAAATAACGGAAAAAACGGAGAGTTCAAATGTCTCGTGGAAAAAATTTACAAGAAATGGAAGTAAAGACACCGCAATCCCGCACCGCTGTTAATGCTGGAGCAAAAGCTGGAGATTCTATGCCCAAAATGGCAGATCCTGGCACTCAGTTAGCAGGTGTTGAGGATCTTGGCGGTCCTACTCCAGATAACTACAAGCCAGACGATGATTCAGCAAAGCTGAAGACACCTGGTGGAACTCTCAAGCAAGTTAGAGATGTTGTAAACAAAGGTGCTAAGGCAGCAGATCCAATGAAAGGCATGAAAGAGGAAGAAGAACTCTCCGTCGAAGAAACCATCGAAGAAGAAGAAGAAGTAGCTACTGATGAAGTAGTTGCAGAAACCGAAGAGTATGACATCGAAGAAGATGTCAATGCTCTTCTTGGTGGTGAAGAACTCTCTGAAGAATTCAGAGAGAAGGCAAAAACCATCTTTGAAGCAGCAATCAATGCTAAGGTTGCTGAAATCAAAGAAAATCTGGAAGAGCAGTATGCTGCTACTCTTGCAGAAGAAATCGAAGCAGCAAAAGAGTCACTCGCAGAGCGTGTAGATTCTTATCTTGAGTATGTTGCTGACGAGTGGTTCGAAGAGAATGCACTCGCAGTTGAAGCTGGTCTTAAGACCGAAATGACCGAATCATTCCTCGAAGGAATGAGAGGTCTTTTTGAAGAACATTATGTAACTATCCCTGAAGAAAAATATGATGTGCTTGAAAGCATGGTAGAAAAACTTGATGATATGGAGACAAAACTCAACGAGCAAATTGAGAAGAACATCTCCCTTAACAAGCGTCTCGCAGAGTCGGTTGCTGATGGGGTATTAGATCAAGTCTCTGAAGGTCTTGCACAGACTCAGAAAGAGAAGCTCGCTTCACTTGCCGAAAGTGTTGAGTTTGAAAGTGAAGAGCAATATCGTGAAAAGCTGGAAACACTCAAGGAGTCATATTTTGCCTCCAAGAAAGAGTCTTCAGCAGCTAAAACTGAAACCCTCTCAGAAGGTGTAGACCATTCGGGTTCTGAGTCTTACTCAGATTCGATGGCTGCATACATGAGAACTCTGGGTTCTTTTAGCAAGAACAACTGAATTTAACATTAAATCAAACGCAAACTTTAAATTAGGTAAACGCAAATGTTCCAATCAGAGCATCTGCAGGAAAAGTGGGCACCTCTCCTCAACCATGAGGGACTTGATTCAATCAAAGATCCCCATAAGAGAGCAGTAACCGCTGTCCTGTTAGAAAACCAAGAAAGATTCCTCCGTGAGCAATCCTCCTTTGAAAATGGCGGAATGCTCTATGAGCAACCAAACGTCAACACTCAGTCAGGTGCTAATGCAGGTTTCAGTGGTAGTGCTGCTGCAGCAGGTCCTGTTGCAGGTTTCGATCCCGTACTGATCTCACTGATCCGTCGTTCAATGCCTAACCTGGTCGCATATGACCTGGCAGGTGTTCAACCAATGAGTGGTCCTACTGGACTCATCTTCGCAATGCGTTCCCGCTACACCAACCAGAGCGGAACCGAAGCATTCTTCAACGAAGCAGACACCGCATTCTCCGGTCAACCTGCTGGTCTGGATGATGCAAACGGATTCTCCGATGCTGCTGCTGGTCTGGGTACTACTTCACAGTCTGGCACCAATCCTTCCGTTCTGAACCCAACTGGTTCTGCATCCTCTATTGGATACAACGTCGGTCAGGGTCTGCGTACCGACAGTGCTGAAGCACTGGACGGAACCAGCACCAATGCCTTCAACCAGATGGCATTCTCGATCGAGAAGGTCACCGTTACTGCTAAGAGCCGTGCTCTGAAAGCAGAATACTCACTGGAACTGGCTCAGGACCTTAAGGCAATTCATGGTCTGAATGCTGAGGCTGAACTCGCAAACATTCTCTCAACTGAGATTCTTGCTGAGATCAACCGTGAAGTCATCAGAACCATCTACAAGATTGCTGAGCAAGGTGCTGCAACCAACGTTGCTACCGCAGGTGAGTTCGACCTCGACATCGACTCCAACGGTCGTTGGTCTGTTGAGAAGTTCAAGGGTCTCCTGTTCCAAATCGAGCGTGATGCTAACGCAATCGCACAAAGAACTCGTAGAGGAAAGGGCAACATCATCATGTGCTCTGCAGACGTTGCTTCTGCACTGACCATGGCTGGTGTTCTCGACTACACCCCTGCACTCAACGCAAACCTGAACGTTGATGACACTGGTAACACCTTCGCAGGTGTCCTGCAAGGTAAGTATCGTGTCTACATCGATCCTTATTCGGCAAACGTTGCTGCTAACCAGTACTACGTTGTTGGTTATAAGGGTTCTTCACCTTATGACGCAGGTCTGTTCTATTGCCCATACGTTCCTCTCCAGATGGTTCGTGCCGTTGGTGAGAACAGCTTCCAGCCCAAGATTGGCTTTAAGACCCGTTACGGTATCACTGCTAACCCATTTGCAGAAGGCACCGATGCTGGTCTGGGTCGTCTCCGTGTTAACAGCAACCGCTACTACAGAAGAGTTACTGTTAAGAACCTCATGTGATCTATACTCACACGAGTTAATCAGAGGGTCCTTCGGGACCCTCTTTTTTTATCTAAATAAGAAAGTAGAGATATAAGTAAAATGCCTTTTCACATTAAGACAGCAAGTGTAATCAATCCAGGTGTTGGTGATATTTATTATCTGGGTGATAATAAGTGGACCGAGACTTATGATGATAGAAAAGTATATGCAAATGAGTCTGATGCAAATGCAGATAAAAACACAACAGTAACTAAAAATGGAGTAACTTACACCCCTAAGCATTTTGCTAATGCAACTGTTATTAGTGAATAATCATGGCAACAAGAAAAGCACCTGCTGATAGACCAGGAACACCTATTACCAATAGAAATTTTTTATCCCCAACGGGATTTAAGTTTGCTTTAAAAAGAAGTCCTGCAGCAGCTTTCTTTTGCAATCAAGCAAACATACCCTCATTGGATTTAGGTATTGCTCAGCAGACAAGTTATTTAAAGGATCTTGACATTCCTGGAGATAAAATTAGTTTTGGTGATTTAACATTAAGATTTTTAGTTGATGAAGATCTTTTTAACTATATGGAAATCCAAAACTGGATAAGAGGTCTTGGATACCCTGAAAAGTTGGATCAATTAAAAGATCTTAATGATAAGGGGAAGATTCAAGGACAATTTGCCAGAACAGGTGAAAATATTTACTCAGATGCAACGTTACAGATATTGAGTAACAATCTGGTTCCAAAGTTTCAGGTTATGTTCAAAGATGTATTTCCATATTCTTTGTCAACCATTACTTTCGATGCAACTGATACGGACATTGAATACTTTACAGCAGATGTAAGTTTCAAGTATACTATATACACGATAACTGATATGCAAAATAATCTTTTATGATTGATCTTGACAAACTTCAAGAAATGTGGGAAAAAGATGCAAAGATTGATATGGATAACCTCCATACAGAATCAACAAACATTCCCACACTTCATGCAAAGTATTTTGAAATGTACAACACAATCTTTCTTTTGAGAAAGAAAGCAGAGCAACAAAGAAAAAACATTAGACACGAACGTTATGAATACTTTAGTGGAAAAGCAGATCCTGATGTTTATGTAGAGAATCCATTTCCAAAAAAAATTCGTGACAAAGATACTATGCAAAAATATCTTGATGCCGATGAAAAACTTTCTACGGTCTGTTTGAAGATTGATTATTATGACACAATGCTTGTTTATATTGAAAGCATTCTTAAGCAGATAACAAATCGTACATATCAAATTAAGAATGCAATTGAGTTTATAAGATTTAATTCGGGGTTGGGATGAAAAAATTATCAATCATTGGTGCAGGTTCTGCAGGTCTTTTATCTGCGGTTCAGGCACATTATTATTTTGTAAATAGATCAGATTGGGATATAGAACTAATTCATGATCCAAACCTTCCACCAGAGAAAGTAGGGCAAGGAACGGTTCCTGGAATTATGGATATCATGTCAATTGTTTTTGACATTGACTGGACCAATAATCCTTTTGATGCCACGCAAAAACATGGCATTATGTATAAGAACTGGGGAAAAAAGAAAAATAAATTCTTTCATCCCTTTGGCATGGGATATTCTGCAGCCCATTATGATGTCAATAAATTAAGAGAGTTTATTTTAAAGTCAAATAAGTTTAAAGTAGTAGAAAAAAATATAAAAAATTACGACGAAATAGATTCTGATTATATTATTGATTGCTCAGGAAAACCAAAAACTTTTGATAACTATAAAACTCTTTTAAATCCAGTAAATTCGGTTCTTCTTGGTAGGTCTGAAGAGAAAGAAGATTTTCAATGGACTGATTGTGTTGCAACTCCAGATGGATGGTGCTTTAGAATTCCAAATATAGATTCAGTTTCTTATGGATATCTTTTTAATAAGGAAATAACAACTGTTGATCAAGCAAAGATAAATTTCAAGGACATATTTGATATTGATTCAATAGATACTCTTTTCTTTTCAAATTACATATCCAAAGATTTTATGATCGATAATAGGATATTCTTGAACGGAAATAAATTAATGTTTCTTGAACCTTTGGAAGCAAATTCAAATCCAGCATATGTTTTCTCAACGGCAAGATACTTAAAATATATGACTGGAAAGATGTCAAAGAGACAAGTGTGTGAACAAATATCTGATTACATTTTAAAGATTCAAAACTACTTATTATGGTTATATCAATCAGGGTCTAAGTATGATACTCCTTTTTGGAATCATGCGAGTAGATTAAAGTTTGAAGATAATTTATTTGACAGTCTTGTAAGTTTATGTTCAACTAGATCAAGAGAAATGCTTTGGTCTATGATGGAGAGTGGTGATGTCCCACAACATTATGGGCAGTGGGATTTATCAAGTATTAGAAATTGGATAGAAAATACGAAATAAATACCCGTAGATGAATGGATTGCATTGAGAACAACAGATCTTGTTATTTCTAAATCCAACGAAGTATTTTTAAAAATTAATACTGAACCTCATATTGAATACGAACTTAGAGATCACTTTAAGTTTGAGGTTCCTAACGCCAAATTTATGCCCCAATATCGGGGCAGAAATTGGAATGGAGAAATCCATTTATTTGATATGCGGTCTAAGCAGATCTATGTTGGTCTCTTAGACAAGATCGTAAATTTCTGCACACAATACGGATACACATATCAGTTTGAAAATAATAAGTTCTATGGAACTCCATATGAAGAGAACGATAACATCTCATATGAAGGTGTCAAGGATTATATGAATTCTATTTGTTCTCATTCTCCCAGAAAATACCAAGTTGAGGGAGTATACGGTGCTCTAAAACATAACAGAAAGTTACTGATAAGCCCCACTGCTTCAGGCAAATCTTTGATGATTTATTCTCTTGTGAGATATTATGTAGACCGAGGAGAAAAAATCCTTCTAGTTGTTCCAACGACATCTCTTGTAGAGCAGATGTACAAGGATTTTCTTGATTATGGTTGGGACGCTGAGTCATACTGTCACAAGATTTATTCTGGTAGGGAGAAGAGTAATGATGCTCCAGTAACTATCACTACTTGGCAATCTGTATATAAACTTGAACGGTCTTTCTTTGAAGACTATGGTTGTATTATAGGTGATGAAGCACATTTGTTCAAGTCTAAGTCATTGATACAAATCATGACTAAACTTCATCATGCCAAGTATAGATTTGGTTTCACCGGAACATTAGATGGAACACAGACTCATAAATGGGTCTTAGAAGGACTGTTTGGTCCATCATATAAGGTAACAAGAACTGATGAATTGATGAGACAAGGACATCTTTCTCAACTTGGCATTCAGTGTCTTGTGCTTAAACACCCACCCCAGAAGTTTGAAACTTATGAAGATGAGATACAGTATTTAATCAGTCACGAACAGAGAAATAAATTCATCCGTAATCTTACTTTAGATTTAAAAGGCAATACTCTTGTTCTGTTTGCAAGAGTTGAGGCTCATGGTGCAGTACTTTACGAACAAATAAATAGTAACACGGGTGATGATCGTAAAGTATTTTTTGTACATGGTGGAGTGGATGCTGAAGAAAGAGAATTAGTCAGAGAGATTACAGAGAGAGAAAACAACGCAATTATTGTTGCCTCTTATGGAACTTTTTCTACAGGTATCAATATTAAAAATCTCCATAATGTCATCTTTGCCTCTCCAAGTAAGTCCAGAATCCGCAATCTTCAAAGTATTGGACGAGTTCTTAGAAAAGGAAAGGACAAAGTAAAAGCAACCCTGTATGACATATCAGATGATTGTTCAACCAAGTCCAGAAGAAATTACACACTTAATCATTTCATAGAAAGAATCAAAACATATAATGAGGAAAACTTTAACTATGAGATAATCACTATTCAATTAAAGGTATGATAGAAGACGATTTTTACGCAACAGTTAAATTAAAATCAGGTGAAGAAATCTTTGCAAAGGTAGCAGCCTCTGAAGAAGATGATAGAACAATGTTGTTAGTATCTAATCCAATTGTTATCAATGAACTTAAAGGTAAAAATGGATTGGTTGGTTACAAAATAGAACCATGGCTAAAAACAACAACAGATGACATGTTCATTTTAAATATGAACGATGTGCTTACTTTATCCGAATCATCTGATGTAGAAATGATTATGATGTATCAAGACTATGTTAGATCTTCTAATAAAAATGCTACTAACCATTATAAACTCAATAGAAAGATGGGATATATTGCTAACATCAATGACGCAAAAGAGATCTTAGAGAAGATCTTTAAGAGTACCTAAAGCTTTCCTATCAACCCTGACAGAGTTATTCTACTTGATTTTTAGAACTTGTCAACTGTTTCGTAAGATGATATAATTCATACATATTATGAGATAAACTAATGATAAGACCCATGACAAAAAGAAAGAGGTCGGAACATTATGTAAACAATAAAGAGTTTCTGGCAGCCCTTATCAAATATCGTGAAGATAAAGAGATTGCAGCAGCAAAAGGACTTCCCAAACCTCCCATCCCTCGTTATATTGGGGAGTGTTTCTTGAAGATCGCAAATCATTTGTCCTTCAAGCCAAACTTTGTGAACTACATGTTCAAGGAGGACATGATCTCTGATGGAATCGAAAATTGCGTTCAGTACATTCATAATTTTAATCCTGAGAAATCCCAGAATCCTTTTGCTTACTTTACGCAGATCATTCATTATGCGTTTCTCCGCAGGATTCAAAGAGAGAAACGTCAACTAGAAATCAAGAACAAGATCATTGAACGATCTGGTTACAGTGAGGTGTTTGACGACAACAACACCCTTGACGGATCGAACTACTCCGACTACAATAGTATTAAAGATGCCGTGCATTCCAAACTTCGTTATTGATGAAAGTCGCAATCATTACCGACCAACACTTTGGTTGCCGTAAGAACTCTAAACTGTTCCATGACTATTTTCTAAAGTTTTATAATGATGTCTTTTTTCCTACCTTAGAAAAAGAAGGCATTTCGGTAGTGATTGATATGGGAGATACCTTTGATAGTCGAAAGGGTATTGACTTTTCTGCACTGGCATGGGCTAAGAACAACTATTATGATCGTTTAAAGGACATGGGTATCCGTGTTCACACGATTGTTGGTAACCATACTGCATATTATAAAAACACAAATGATGTTAATGCAGTAGATCTTCTTCTTCGAGAATATGATAACGTAACTGTCTATTCTGAAGCAACAGAGGTTACTTTAGGTAGTCTTGGTGTATTGTTTATTCCTTGGATCAATCAAGATAATGAAAAAGAAACTGTTAAACTTATTAAAAGTACAACTTGCAAGTGTGCGATGGGGCACCTTGAGCTCTCAGGATTTAGAGCTCATAGAGGAGTCGTCATGGAACATGGTATGGAAAGCAAACTATATCAGAAGTTTGGGAAAGTATTCTCAGGTCATTACCATACAAGATCAGATGATGGAACAGTCTTCTATCTAGGAAATCCTTATGAGATGTTCTGGAATGATGCGAATGATACTCGTGGGTTTCATATTTTCGATACAGAAACCTTAGAACATACTCCAGTCAATAATCCTTATAGAATGTTCTATAACGTTTATTATGAGGACACATCGTACCAATTGTTCGATGCTACCGAATATAGCAACAAAATTGTTAAGGTTATTGTCCGCAAAAAATCTGACACAAAGAAGTTTGAGAAATTCATTGACAAAATTACAGATGTTGCTGCTGAATTAAAAGTTGTTGAAAACTTTGATCTTCAAGACCCGGAAGAGTTTGAAGTATTTGAGTCAGAAGATACTCTTTCTATTTTAAATAGATACATTCAGGAGGCAGAAATCAAACTTGATAAGTCCAAAGTTCAGAATATTATGAGACAAACTTATCAAGAGGCATGTGAATTAATTTAAGATGTATATTCTAACAATTTATGGTAAAGAAACCGAAGGTGCGTATTCTGTAACAGATGATGATGGAGAACAGATTCTTTATCTCTTTGATGAAGAAGACGATGCCATGAGGTATGCTATGATGTTAGAGGACGAAGGAAGTCCAACAATGCACGTTATTGAAATAGATGATGAGATAATGATAAAGACATGTGAAATGCATGACTATAAGTATTCTATCATTACAAAAAACGATCTCGTAATTCCTCCTGAAACCGAACATGATTTTATTTGAAAAGATTCGTTGGAAAAACTTTTTATCAACGGGTAATCAGTATACTGAGATTAATTTTACTAAACATCCAACTAATCTAATCATTGGTACAAATGGTGCAGGCAAGAGTACTTTGCTTGATGCTCTTACTTTTGCTCTGTTTGGTAAACCTTTTCGTAAAATTAACAAACCTCAACTTCTAAACTCTGTAAATGAAAAGGACTGTAGAGTTGAAGTGGAGTTTTCTATTGGGAACACTAACTGGAAAGTTATTAGGGGAATAAAACCAAATATCTTTGAGATTCATCGTGATGACAATCCATTAGATCAATCTTCTGCCGCATTGGACCAACAAAAGTGGTTGGAGCAAAATGTGATCAAGATGAACTATAAGTCTTTTACTCAGATTGTGATTCTGGGTAGCAGCACTTTTGTACCATTTATGCAACTAACTGCTGCAAATCGTCGTGAAGTGATTGAAGATCTTCTTGATATTAGAATCTTTTCTTCTATGAACACTTTGATTAAAGAAAAGATTCGTGTTGTAAAGGAAAATATTAAGGTTTTAGAACTTAAGAAAGAGTCCTTGATCGATAAGGTTTCGATGCAAGAAAACTTTATTGAAGAATTGGAGCAACGTGGAAAAGATAATATTAAAGATAAAGAAGAGAAGATTGAAGATCTTCTTAATGAAGAAAATGACTTGATGAATACTTGTCAAGATATGAATCAAGAACTTTCTGGGTTGCAAGAAACTCTTGAAAAGTATACTGGTGCCACAGAAAAACTTCGTAAACTTGGCAACTTAAAAGGAAAGATTTCTAATAAAGTATCTACCATTACAAAAGAGCACAAGTTTTTCACAGAGAATACGGTCTGCCCTACCTGTGATCAGTCTATTGAGGAGTCCTTCAGAATAAATAGGATTAGTGACGCTCAAATTAAAGCAAAGGAGTTGCAATCTGGTTATAAAGAACTGGAGGAGGCAATTAAAGAGGAAGAGGAACGAGAGCGTCAATTTACAAATTTATCAAAGGAGATTACTTCTTTAACGCATGGCATTTCTAAAAATAATACTAAGATCTCTGGATGTCAAAGACAGGTCAGGGATTTGGAATCGGAAATTCAAAGAATTACCGAGCAACTTGCAAATAGAAATACTGAGCATGACAAGTTAGCAACTTTTAAAGAAAATTTAAAAACTACATACGACGAACTCGCACAAAACAAGGACACCATCAACTACTACGATTTTTCGTATAGTTTGCTTAAAGACGGTGGAGTGAAAACTAAAATTATCAAGAAGTATCTTCCTCTGATCAATCAACAAGTCAATCGGTATTTACAACTGATGGACTTCTATATCAACTTTACTCTTGATGAAGAGTTTAACGAAACCGTCCAGTCCCCCATTCATGAAAACTTTTCTTATTCCTCTTTCAGTGAGGGAGAAAAGATGAGAATCGATCTGGCACTCCTCTTCACTTGGCGTGAAGTTGCCAGAATGAAGAATTCCGTCAATACTAATCTACTTATCATGGATGAGGTGTTTGATAGTTCTCTTGATGGTTTTGGAACAGAAGAGTTTCTAAAAATCATCCGATATGTTGTCAAAGATGCAAATATCTTTGTTATCTCTCACAAAGAATCTCTGCATGATAGATTTGCAGATGTGATTCGATTTGAGAAAGTGAAAGGATTCAGTAGGATGGTTTGATGCCAACTTTTGTTCATAGAGACAGTGGTAAAAGAGTTTTCTTTGCACATATTCCCAGAACGGCAGGAAGGTTTGTAGAAGCAAATCTTTTGGAGAATGGTTTTGAGTGGGAAGAAAAGCATCTTGATACTGGTCTTGGTGTAATGTCTGTAGTAAATGGATTTGAGATAGCACACTATCATCGAGAACACTATCAAAAATATTTGAACGTCTCTGACATTCCTCACTTTTCTATTGTGAGAAATCCTATCAATCGATTTATTTCTGGATCGGTATATCTTAAGAGAGCATATGGAAATGATATACAATCTGTGATGGAGGATCCAATAATGTTTGCTTCCATGATTCGAAACCTTCCTTTTGATGAGGCATGGAATTGGTATAGACCACAAGTTGATTTTCTTACAGATCAAACTAGTATATGGAAATTTGAGGATAAAATAAATCAATCTTTTGTTGAATGGTTAAGTGACGTTGTTGGAGTTAAGTTGAACTTTAATGATAATATTGAATATCCAAAATCTTCGGATGAGGGAAATAAACTTGACAAGACACCTGCTCTAATAGATAATATTAAGCAACTCTATCGTCAGGACATTGGCAAACTCTACCCCGAACTGGCAGCACCACTCCAAGAAGGAGCAAAAACGAAAACTTAAACCACAAGCAATGCGAGCAAGACGTGAAGCATTACGTCAGTTTAAGAAGCGGCACATGACCTCCCAGAAACGGGAGGTTTTGTCGTATTATAGGTTCATCTGAGACAAACCTATGGCAGTCAAACAAGAAATCAAATCCCAACTCGCCAAACTGCTTGCCACTGAGGACTTGATCGTGGAGCACAAGCAGGTTCAAACTGCCTGCTTTAATGTTCACACCCGTGTTCTGACTCTTCCGATGTGGGAGAAGGCAAGTAATACTGTGTATGACCTCCTGGTGGGTCATGAAGTGGGACATGCTCTCTTCACCCCTGATGAGAACTGGTTGGAGAAGGTTGCTGTCCCTCCTCAATTCGTGAATGTTGTTGAAGATGCGCGGATTGAGAAACTGATGAAACGCAAGTACATGGGACTTGCTAAGACATTCTTTACTGGATACAAGGAGTTAAATGACGAAGACTTTTTCTCTATATCTGATGAGTCTGTTGCTAATTTTAATCTTGCTGATCGTGCAAATCTATACTTTAAGATCGGTAATTTTATAAACCTTGAGTTTACTGAAGATGAACAGGAGATCATTGATCTAATTCAATCTGCAGAAACTTTTGCTGATGTTCTTATTGCTGCTGAGGAACTGTATAAGTTCTGCAAGAAAAAGCAGGATGAGAAAGTGTCTGATATCACTCCTCCCCCTGAAATGGGTGGGGAATCTGATCAACCTGCCAATGAACTGGTGGAAGAGCAGCAGGAGACCACTAGTGAAGGTTCTGGTGACTCTGATCAACAGGAATCTACTCCACAATCTTCTTCTGGTGTTCCTGAAGTTGCTGGCGAACCTGAGGTTCAAACTGCTGATGCCCTTGAAGATAATCTGCAAGATCTTGTAGATACTAATGGATATGAAAACGTATATGTGGAGATTCCTCAAGTTGATCTGAATCGTGTGATTGCGAACAATATTGATGTTCATAATGAAATTGATAAGTGGTTTAATCATCAACTTAAATCCACTGAGCATCCAATCTTCAAAGTTGCTGATGAAGAGTTTGTTAAGTTCAAACGTTCTGCACAGAAAGAAGTAAACTATCTGGTCAAAGAGTTTGAATGCCGCAAGGCAGCAGACTCCTATGCCCGTGCCACTACTGCGCGCACTGGTGTTCTGGACTGTACCAAACTCCATACTTACAAGTACAATGAAGATCTATTCAAAAAAGTCTCTGTGATTCCTGATGGTAAGAATCATGGGTTGATCTTTATTCTTGACTGGAGTGGTTCTATGAGTCGGGTGATGCTTGATACAATCAAGCAACTCTACAATCTGGTTTGGTTCTGTAAGAAAGTTGCTATTCCCTTTGAGGTTTATGCGTTTACTAATGAATGGAAACGACCAGAGTTTAATCTTGAAACTGGTGACATTATCAAATCCGTTGATTTGACTCCTTGCTATGAGAAGAAAGAGAATGTTCTTGTCATTGATGAGCATTTTTCTCTGATGAATCTTTTCACCAGCAAAACAAATAATCTGCAATTGGAGCATCAAATGATCAACATTTGGCGCATTGCAAAATCATTCGGTGATTATTATCATACTTCTTATTCTGTTCCGACTCGTCTTGGATTGTCTGGTACTCCTCTAAACGAAGCACTGCTTTGTCTCCACCAGATTCTCCCTCAGTTCCAGAAACAGAATAAACTACAAAAAGTTCAGTGCATTGTCTTGACCGATGGTGAGGCAAATCATCTTGGTTATCACAAGGAAGTTAAACGTCATTGGGAAAGTGAACCATACATGGGGACTCGTCATTTGCCTGGTGGTGTTTCTTTTTTAAGGGATCGTAAACTTGGAACCACATATAAAGTTCCTTATGGTTGGCATGGTTTTACTGATCTGTTGCTTCGTAATTTGCAGGATAATTTCTGCTCTGTAAACTTTATCGGTATTCGTGTTCTTGAAGGACGTGGTGCAAGTGATTTTATGAAACTTTACTGCGATGATCATAGTAAAGAATTGCTTAAACTTCAAACTGATTGGAAAAAGATGCGTAGTTTCACTATTAAAAACTCTGGATACCATGCATACTTTGGACTGTCTTCATCTGCACTCTCTCAAGATACTGAGTTTGATGTAAAGGGAGATGCAACTAAAGCACAAATTAAGTCTGCTTTTGTTAAGTCTCTCAAAACTAAAAAACTAAATAAGAAAGTTCTTGGTGAGTTCATTTCTTTAGTAGCATGACAATACCAGAATGGAAAAAGAGAGCACTTTCAGATCCCTCTCTTAAGGATAAGCAGGTCCAAGTTCTTCTTCATGGACCTAAGTCTCTAACTGATGCCTGGTTTCTTCAGGCGATGAAATACAAGTACGGACGGTTTGGAGACTGACCACTGGGGGCATTAACTGCCCCCTTTTTGCTCTATAATAACTTCAGTTCAAACAAACAACTAATGCCTCTGTCTGCTGACTACATCCGCACTTCTCTCCAGAGTTTGTATGGAGAGTCTGTGACCTCTGCTGACATTCGTGCTTGGTGTGCCATGAATGGTGCAAATTACCAAACTGTTACTAACAAACTGACTAATTGTAAGGTTGGTCGCGGTAAGTGGAATTTGGAAGTAACGAAAGAGACTGTGGAGGAACTGGAAGTGTCTTATGCTGCTCCTGCTGCCCTTCCAGCAACCGAACAAAACCTTATTCCTGCTAAAGATGATACCTTCGTCAAGTTTGGTAATTTCAACGATATTAAGAAAATTATTCAGTCCCGTCTATTTTATCCGACGTTCATTACGGGTCTTTCGGGTAATGGTAAAACGTTCTGTGTGGAGCAAGCATGTGCCCAACTTGAACGTGAACTCATCCGTGTAAACATTACTATTGAAACTGATGAAGATGATCTCATTGGCGGCTTCCGTCTTGTTGACGGTGCCACAGTCTGGCATAATGGTCCCGTTGTGGAAGCCCTCCAACGAGGTGCCGTCTTGCTTCTTGACGAAATCGACCTCGCAAGCAACAAAATCCTTTGCCTCCAGTCAATCCTTGAAGGGAAGGGAGTTTTCCTCAAGAAGATTGGCAAGTTCGTTACGCCCGCCGATGGTTTCCAGATCTTCGCAACGGCAAACACAAAGGGCAAGGGGAGTGACGACGGTCGATTCATTGGGACTAACGTGCTCAATGAAGCTTTCTTAGAACGTTTTCCTGTAACCTTTGAGCAGGAATATCCTACTGTTACTAACGAATATAAGATTCTCTACAAAGTTGCTGCTTCTATTGGAGCATTCAAAGAAACTTCTGATCTTGATTTTCTCAAGCGTCTCTGCGATTGGGCAGACATTATCCGCAAGACCTTTTATGATGGTGGTATTGAGGAAATCATCAGTACTCGTCGTCTAGTTCACATTGTTCGTGCTTATAGCATCTTCAACGATAAGGCAAAAGCAATCAGTGTTTGTGTCAATCGTTTTGATGATGAAACCAAGCAAGCATTCCTTGAACTTTATGATAAGGTTGATGCTGATTTCGATCTTTCTGCCACTGGTGAAAAATTCTATGTTGATCAGAAAGAATGTCTTGACTCTCACAACTTCTCTTGATAGAATACTGACAAACATTATTTTTACCTTATGAGGATTTGAAATGTCCGAAAATTTTGAGAGCACCTATGAAAGTTCAATTCCAAAAACTTTTGGGGATACTGTAATTTGCGGTGGTGAGGGAACTGATACGATCAGTTTTGGTGCTGCTCGTCCTGCCCAAGATTTTTGGTATGAGGATGGTTTTAGTCTAACTGGCAATCCAAACTATTCTCCAGATACTATTAGCTTTGATTATAAAAATGATTTCCACATGAACTTGAATATTCCAGATCTTCCTTCAGCACCTACTAACGAAAATGGTTTTTGGAAGTACAATGAAGACGTAATCATCAAAGAAATTCGTGAATATCTTGGTGGAACTTATCGTTCTCACTATGCTTCTGAAGGATCTAAAACTCAAACCCTTGATTTGATTGAGGGTATTGGTGATGCAGAACCTTTCTGTCGCAGTAATGCTATCAAATACCTTTCTCGTTTTGGTAAGAAGAACGGTAAGTCCAAACAAGACATTCTAAAAGCAATTCACTATTGCATTCTTCTCTATCACTTTGCTGGCCTTTGTAATGAAAATACGGAACCCTATGAAACTTTCTGATAAAACTATCTCTGTCCTGAAGAACTTTTCTTCTATCAATCAGTCCATCCTTTTTAAGGAAGGTAACAAACTTCGCACGATCAGTGTGATGAAGAACATTCTTGCAGAGGCAACTGTTACTGAAGAGTTCTCCAAAGACTTTGGCATCTATGATCTTAATCAGTTCCTTAACGGTCTGAGTTTGCACCAAAGTCCTGAACTTGATTTTGCTCAAGACGGATATGTTGTTATTCGTGAAGGCAAGTCTCGTTCTAAGTATTTCTTTGCTGATCCCAATGTCATTGTGACTCCACCAGACAAAGCTATTCAACTTCCAAGTGAGGATGTCTGCTTTGAACTGAGCACTGAACAACTGGAAAAACTGCTGAAAGCATCTGCTGTTTATCAATTGCCTGATCTCTCCGCTGTTGGTGAGAACGGTGTTGTGAAACTGGTTGTTCGGGATAAGAAGAATGATACCTCCAATGACTTCTCTGTCGTTGTTGGTGAAACTGACGCAGAATTTTCTTTCAATTTTAAAGTTGAAAACATCAAGATTCTTCCTGGAACTTATGAGGTTGTCGTTTCACAAAAACTTCTCTCCCGATTCACTTCTAAGAATCACGATCTCACTTACTACATTGCTCTGGAACCAGATTCCAGCTTTGGTTGATGAGACATATCCTCTTTACATTAAAGGGTTGTAATGTTGAGTTGATGGAGGATATTGATTACATGCGTTTGATGCTTTACAACGCAGCAAAAGAGTGTAATTCAACCCTCCTTAACTTATCGGTCCATAAGTTTGAACCACAAGGTTTCACTGGTATTGCTATGCTTGCTGAATCACATATCAGCATTCACACTTGGCCAGAAAAAAGTATGGCAGTTTGTGACGCATTTACCTGTGGAGATCACACCACACCAGAAAATGGTGTAGAATATATGAAAGAGATGCTTCAAGCATCCAACATTATTAGTCGTGAATTTGTACGTCCTTTGGAATGAACATTTTTGTAACGTCCCCCAATCCTTGGAAATCCGCACAAGTGCTTCCTGACAAGCACATTGTTAAGATGCCTTTGGAATGTTGTCAGATGCTTGCTATCGTGGCATCAGATAAATGGGGACATGGATTCGGCACTCTTCCCAAAGCAGATGGTACACCCTATGCTACTGAGAAGGGTGCTTTTCGCAATCATCCTTGTACCAAATGGGCATCGGAGTTTGTTAACAACTGGCAATGGCTTATTCAGCACGGTATTGCATTGTGTGATGAATATAAACTCCGATATGGTAAACATCACACTTGTTTCAAAACTTTGATTGCTGCAAGAGAAATCTTTCCATATGCTGATCCTCAAGGACGCAGTGGAAAGGAAACAACACCATTCGCACGGGCAATGCCTGACGAATACAAATATGATGACCGCATTGATACATTCACTGCTTATAAAATGTACATTGCTTCTAAACCGTGGGTGTGCGATAATTATATTCGGTTGCCCCACCGTAAACCTGATTGGATTTGATTATGCGTGATGAATTTTTGTGGGTGGAGAAATACCGTCCCAAAACTATTGAAGATTGTATTCTCCCAGAGAATATTAAAAAAACTTTTCAAGACTTCCTAGATAAGGGGGAAGTTCCAAATCTACTCCTTGCAGGACCTGCTGGGTGTGGTAAGACTACCGTAGCAAAAGCACTATGCAACGAATTAGGAGTAGATGTTTATGTCATCAATGGATCCGATGAAGGAAGATTCCTTGATACCGTCCGAAATACTGCGAAAAACTTTGCTTCGACCGTCTCACTTGCTTCGACTGCAAAACACAAAGTCATCATCATTGATGAGGCAGATAACACGACCAATGATGTACAACTCCTACTACGGGCGTTTACTGAGGAGTTTAGTGGTAATTGCAGGTTCATCTTCACCTGCAACTTCAAGAACAAGATCATCGAACCCCTCCACTCTCGATGTGCCTGTATCGACTTTTCTACCAACTCCAAAAACAAACCTCAACTTGCAGCACAGTTCTTCAAACGTATCCAAGAAATCTTGGCTGCAGAAAGTGTTGAATATGATAACAAGGTCCTGGTAGAATTGATCAATAAACACTTCCCCGATTGGAGACGTGTTCTTAATGAGTGCCAACGTTACTCTTCAAGTGGTAAGATTGACACTGGTATTCTTGCAACCTTCAGTGATGTAAAGGTAAATGATTTGGTTAAAAAACTTAAGGAAAAGGACTTTCCTGAAGTACGTAAGTGGGTCGTCAATAATCTGGACAATGATACTTCTGTACTTCTGCGTCGTATTTACGATGCTTGTTATGATTCCATGGTCCCTAATAGTATTCCTGCTGCTGTTCTTACTCTTGCTAAGTATCAGTATCAAATGGCATTCGTAGCCGACCAAGAGATAAATATGCTTGCTTGTCTAACCGAAATTATGGTGGAGTGTGAATTCAAATGATTAATGTAAAACTGTTTCGTATCACTACTGGTGAGGAAGTCATTGCAGAACTTGTTTCTGAAACTGATGATACTGTGACTCTCAAGAATGGTCTGGTTGTTCTTCCCACAAATACTGGTGTAGGATTTGCTCCTTGGGCAACAGTGATTGACCAAGATAATCCAGAGATCACTGTTTCCAAAACACATGTTATCTATATTGTTCCTGTTCAGGAAGACGTTTCTAAGAAATACAATGAGATGTTTGGCAGTAAACTGATTACTCCAGATAAGAAAAAACTGATTGTATGATCATGAAAAAAGAAAAACTGAAAGCACAAGTTAAGTCAAGGTTCTATTATTATTTCTGGGGAACTGCTACAATTGCTGTTGTTATGGGACAACTGTATGTTGGAACTGGTTATCGAATCTATGCATCGTCTCTGAATAGAATTCTTGACACCGTTCAACTTGCTCTCCAATTTGATTCCAAATCAGTAGAATATAAATGAAAGCACTGAAAACCCCTCTTCGTTATCCTGGTGGAAAATCCAAAGCCATCAAAACTCTGTCAGCATGGTATCCCAAAGTTATTACAGAGTATCGTGAACCCTTTATTGGTGGGGGTTCAATTGCTATCGACGTAACAAAGTCCAATCCAGGCATCCCAGTGTGGATTAATGACTTGTACGTGCCTCTCTACAACTTCTGGAGACAACTACGTGATAATGGTCAAGACCTCTCTGAGAGTGTCAGAGAGCAGAAAGAGAAGATGCTTGAGAGTGGCACTCAGGAAGAGAAGGATAAGTTTGCTAAGGACTTATTCAATCAGTATGCTGCTGAGATTGATACTTATGATGACTTTCAGAAAGCAGTTGCTTTCTTCATCATGAATAAGTGTAGTTTCTCTGGTCTTACCGAAAATAGCACTTTTTCACAAACTGCTGCTAACTCTAACTTTTCTTTGGTCGGTGCTGACAAACTCAAGCAGTTCTCTGAACTCATCAAGAACTGGAAGATCACTAACGTTGATTATTCTGAAGTGATGAATGCAGATGGTCCTGAGAATACGTTTGTATTTCTTGATCCTCCTTACGACATCAAAGACTTTCTTTATGGAAAGAATCGTGAGATGCATAAATCATTCGACCATGATGAGTTTGCAGAGAACGTCTACAAGTGTCCTCATAAGTTCATGATTACCTACAACGTTAATGAACGTTTAGAAGAACTCTACAAGGACTATGAGTTGACTTATTGGAAGTTGCGTTATTCTATGGCACATCGCGGTGATAAAGGAACTGATGATAATGTCAAGACGGAGTTGTTGGTAACTAACTACCCGATCGTTCCTATGAATCCTCTGGAGGCAGAACTGTGGAACTGAAAGATTGGTTAAACTCCATTAACTTCAACAAAGAAGATCTAACTGAATACACAAAAGATTATCCCCCATACATTGTCAATCGTTGCTTGTCAGGGCATTTGGATTGTGTGATGTATGCTAATGAAATGAATAAGTATCATTACTTAGATAAAGATATGCAATATTCATTTTATCTAAATACTTTGAGGAAAAGAAAGAGATTCTCTCCTTGGCTCCGAAAGGATAAAATCCAGGATTTAGAATGTGTCAAACAATACTATGGTTATAGTAATGAGAAGGCATCACAGGCTCTGAAAATTCTTACACAAGAACAGATTAACTTTATTAAACAACGACTTGACATTGGAGGAACAAAATGAGTACTACGGTAGAACCCACAGTTCAGTGGTCTCAGGATCAAATGGTGGAGGTGCTCCTCAATGAACCTGATGATTTTCTCAAAGTTCGTGAGACACTGACCCGCATCGGAGTTGCGTCACGCAAGGAAAAGAAACTCTATCAATCTTGCCACATCCTGCACAAACAGGGAAGATATTTTATCGTCCACTTTAAGGAATTGTTTGCCCTTGATGGCAAGCACGCTAACCTTACTGTGAATGATGTTCAGAGACGTAATCGTATCGCACGTCTTCTTGCTGACTGGGGACTGATCACCGTCGTTAAAGAAGATTCTGTGTTGGATATTGCTCCTCTGAATCAAATTAAGGTGCTTGCTTACAAAGACAAGGGTGAATGGATCCTTGAGCAGAAGTATAACATTGGTAAGAAGGGAAAACCCCAAGAAGCAGAATAAATAGTAGTGTGCCATTCGTGCGGCACTCTACAAGTCGGAACACCCTATAAAGAGGTTCGGTTTTACCGATACCTCTTTTTTTCGTTTCTTGTATAATTAGTAGTGGATGCCGAAAGGGTCCACACAATCAAACCTCGCTTAAAAAGGAGTTACTAAAATGACTAACCTCATGAAGTATAATGCTGCCAACATGAATCAACTGTTGGATCGGATAAATAGAAATAGTATTGGTATGGACGAATACTTTGATCGTTTGTTTAATCTCCACGAAACAACGACAAATTATCCCCCATACAATCTAGTTCAGGTCAGTAATGTAGAATCCCGACTTGAACTTGCATTAGCAGGATTTAAGAAGAAGGAGGTCTATGTCTACACCCAAGATGGCAAATTGTTTATTGAGGGTCAAAAAGAAGATAAAGAAACGGAAACAGAATACTTGCACAAAGGTCTGGCTCAACGGTCATTTACACGAGCCTGGACTCTCAGTGACGACACGGAAGTTAGATCAGTTACTTTTGAGGATGGGTTACTGAGTATTGTTCTTGGTAAGATTGTTCCTGAGCATCACCAACGTAAGGATTATCTATAAATATAACTGAATATCGTCGGTGCTATGCCACGAGGGGAACTGGCAAAATCCAGTTGACTCCCCTCTTTTTTATTGCTAAAATATGTGGAGGTTAGAATACACTATGGCAATTAAACTTTTACTATTGAAGTCTGGTGAAGATATGATCGCAGACCTCAAGGAAATGACTTATGGGGAAGATGAAAATAGGAGAGTAGTTGGATACTATTTAAATCGTCCTTGTATTATTAAGATGAGGGACCCCAATGTATTGCCAAATGATAGTGTTGGTAATACAAAGAAGGCAGGATATGAAGTATCCTTATTTCCTTGGATTCCTTTGTCTGCAGAAGAAACTATTCCGATTCCTGCTGACTGGGTGGTCACTATGGTTGAACCAACTGCTAAACTAAAAGAAATGTACATTGAGGACATTGTAAAGTATGGAAAAAACAATCAAAGCAATTCTACTGACGAACAATCAGATTCTGATCAGTCAGATTGATGAGGTGGGTGCCGATATTGGTCAACCAGACTGTAAGTTGACCAATCCATTTGTCTACAAAGAAGACGGAACTTTAGAACCCTGGTTAATAAATGTTTCCCGTCAAGACGTTTTTATGATTAGTTCTGATAAGATCCTTACGATCACAGAACCCATGCCCACTCTTGTTGAAAAATACGAAGATCTTACTAAGTAATGCGTTTCTACACTAATGTTCAGTTGATTGGAAATCAATTCCTCGTTCGGGGAGTTGAAAATGGAAGGAGGTATGAGCACAGGGATGAGTTTTTCCCTACTCTGTATGTGAAATCAAAGAAAGATTCAAAGTATCGAACATTAGGTGGAGAACCTGTAGAAGAAGTACATCCTGGCACAGTTCGGGATTGTCGTGAGTTTTACAAAAAGTATGATGAGGTTGATGGATTTGAGATCTATGGAAATGATCGATATATCTATCAATACATCTCAGAAAAGTATCCAGAGGATGAAATTAAGTTTGACATTAGTCAGATCAAACTTGTCACTCTGGATATTGAGGTTGCTTCTGAACAAGGATTCCCTGATGTAGAATCTGCATCGGAAGAGATTCTTGCGATTACTATTCAGGACTACAACACTAAGAAGATTACCACTTGGGGGGTCAAACCTTTTGCCAACAAGCAAGAGAATG